TGCACACTTGAAGAGAATGGGGGTGGAAGTGGTGTATAGGTGATGCCCCTTAAATATATTAAGTATGGCAGAGAAGCAGGATATTAGAGAAGAGCAAATGACTGTAACCAACAGTGTGGATTATCTGCGAGGCTTGAAAGGAAATAACAGCGTGTTGATTAGCGTATTAAATGCTATATCGAATAAGGCAATTGTTAATAAAGGACATGTTAAGACTGACGTCCTTAATATCGTCGGGAATTATGTTGCATATTCAACATCAGATATTGATGGCAGTGGAATAGATGGTTGTCTTATCTCGATAAATCCGACCGGGCTTGAAGGTGCACAGATTAAAGTTGCATATAATATGAGCATAATTAAAGTTAGAGCTGCCTATAATGTCGATGGAGCAGCGAAATGGTCAGATTGGAAGTCAATAACTATTACTTGAACTAACTATTTATTTCCTCCTTTCGCTTTTCTGCCATACTCTTTGCCCCTTAAATATGTAATGAGTATGGCAGGTAGTGATATAGCAATGAATCAGTTCCAAGTGGTAACGGATGCAGAATACATCTATGGAGAAACAGCGAATGGCAGCCAGGGGAAGATTAAGATGAGTGATTTATTCACAAGAGTTTTTGCATATAAAGGACTTCTGAGAGAAGATAAAGACCTTAATACTATTTCGGAAAATGGAATATATTATTCTGCTAATGCGTTGAATTCGCCAGAAAGAGTAACTGGGTTATTGTTGCATTACATGGAAACAGATATGGCTTCCCAAATTCTAATAAATTCACGAACTGGGGAGTTATATACTCGTTCACAAGTATATAATACGGGAAATTGGGACAAGTGGACCGAATGGAAGTCAATTTCACTTACCTAATCTGGCGACATAATTTGCTCCTTTGATTTCTTATCCAATCTTCTGCCCCTTAAATGTAAGAATATGGCAGAACAAGATATTAGAGAAAATACGATGAGTGGTGGAACTCCGGCACGGCTGCGTGGACTGGCGGCAAACGGCAACAGTATATCACCGACAATTCAAGAGGTGGCAGAAACTTTCGGTAAAGGATATGCTGCAGATTTGAATAACGAAACAGATTATGGAATTTCTGGCATGTTTAACGCTGATACTATTAATCATCCACCCATTTCATCAGATATTATTTTTGGCATATACTCAAATCATAGAGCAAAATATATAACAGGAGGAGTGTTTTTGTATCAAATAGCTGTCCCAGAAAATATGATAGGAATGTATGTAAGACGATGCTGGAATGGGAATTGGAGCGAATGGAAGTCAGTAACTCTTACTTAAAACTGTGGAATTATTCCACAATACCGTGGAGCACTCCACAATATTCCACAGTATTGTTAAAAGAGGATTTTGCCTTATATTAATGAAAATGAATGCAATATTGTTGCGCAATCATTCTGGTATCAATTTTGTACTATGGTTTATGTCTTAAAAGTTATCAGTAACTTGTAGTTGTTATGGTTAGGCAATAGGTATTAGTTGCATTAAGGTTTAAAGACATTTTGTTCATATTGATTTTCATTCGGAAACTCTCTTTGTTTGGCATTGCATCCCGGTCTGTGAAGTATCGGGATGTTTTTACTTAGATGGTTGCTGTTTCCGACTAAATACTGTAACTTTGTATAGTTAGCCGATATACTACTTAACTAATACTATTTTATTCTTTGGAATAATGAAAGTATTCTCGGTCTGTGAAGATCGGATGCTTTTGGTGGGTAATGCCGCCAATTATTCCAGTTAAGTGTTTAGGTTTTATGCAGTCTACCCCATGAATGGACTGCATTGACAAGAAGTATTCTGCCCGTTCTGACCGAGATGGCCGGAACGGGTAATAATAATTAGTATTACCTATGAGTAATAAATTATACATTAATCACCTTCAATCTAAATGTTGCTTCAATATCTCTATTGTTCTTTATGTAAAAGCTTCCATTTACTTCCTTTCGCCCAAAAACAACACTCTTAGTCCCATCAGTATAATCACAGAATAAATTGTTCCCTCCATCTGATACAAAACATTTCTGATACGCTCCAACGCTATAAATAGCAGTTCGTGATGCTGTTGGAGATGTTAGGAAATACACACCAGTTCCAAGATTTCCAAGGTCTTTTTCTTCACCTGCTGCCAATGTAAAGCTATAGGTGTATATTCCTATTGCCTTCATTACTTCTGCCAATGTCGGTGATATACTGTTGCCGTTTGCCGCCAGTCCACGCAGCCGTGCCGGAGTTCCACCACTCATCGCATTTTCCTTAATATCTTCTGCCATACTTAATACATTTAAGGGGCATCCGCTTTAAAAACATGATACCCTAATTTAACATTTAAATAATTAACCCGTTTTTGTTTAAATAAATTCCCAATTAACGGCATCGGGAAAGCCGAAAAAGAACAAGTTTCCTTGTTATAGAACAGTGTCGCCGGAAGATTCCTCGACCACTTCCACAAAACCACCGGACACCAAGTCGGCAAGGTCAAACGACAAGCCCATACCGCTGTCACGGATGCACAAGTAAAGCACATCCTTGTCCGTGTAATACTTGCCGTTAAATAACTCCATTCCCTGCTTCCAGGCTATCGGGTCTTCCTTTGTGCCGGACGCTTCAATCTGGACAACCTTGTAGAGGGATTCTGTTCCTACACCCGGCACCCACTGGCTGGCAAATTCATGCTCTTGAATTACCTCATACAAAGTGTCTTCGTAGGAGAACATGAATCCAATTGGCTCAGTCTTGCCAATTAATTCATCCCACTTGGGGAAATACTCCTTATGCTTAAGGCTCTCCTCAACCGTCAGACCTGCGGTGTTGATGTTCTCCTTGATAATCTCATGCAGCGTGTCCACCTTGCCCAGATACTCATCCGACAAGTCGGACGGGTCCAATATCGTTCCGGCATTTAGCATGCGTTCCTTCTCGGCTTCGGACACTTGGCGATATTTGGAAACCTCCGAAGCGTCGCTGATATACGCGGTACTCCCGAACACCCTTTCATCTATGGGCACATCCGCACTCTGTGTAAGGTAGTGCCCTCCTTCTGCTTGCAAAATCATTGCTGTTCCTCCTTTCTTGTTGTTTGTTATATCCTATATTTTCCCATAATACTTAATGAACTCAAACGGCTTTCTCACATCAAGATAACCGTCTATTTCCTCATTGGCATAAGCCTCCATCTCGAATGCGGAATTATCATAAGCCTTATTTCCTACGTTTACCCAACACCGGTTACGGCATAAGTGATACACGTAGGAAATCGCATACTCCAACCCATACTGAAGGTAAAACCACAACGGGCAAAGTAGATACGCCCATAAGTTGAACCCGGCAAACAGCATGATTACCGTCAGCAGCACAGCCGATGCAATCATACATTCTTCCCATTGGCGCACATGAATCGCCTCATGGTTAAGCGTACTCTGCTTCATCTCCTCCTTGCTTTTCTTGGTGAAGACGAAACATCCCAATGTGATGGTGCTGTAGCCCTGCCACAGCAGCCATTTCGCTAACTTGCTTTCATAAAATACTTTCATATACTCTTTCAGTTTTTAAATACACACCAATAGGTTATGTCTCCATCGGCATATCTAAATCCGATTAACTCATGATACCCGTAAGCATCTTCTATATCATAACTTGACACTGAATTCAATATAGAGCCATTAGGCGCAATCTTCACATTGGCAGATGCAGTCGTTAAAGTTACGGAAAGGGGAGTCCTTGTCGCAATCGGGAACAACATCTTCATTTCCTGGCAAGCGCCAGCTTCCAATTCCGGAAGAGGCCCTAAATTCTTCGGATAAAGGATTATAGAACCATTAGGTGATTCATTGTCTGAATTTGTACACACCTTCAAGTTCATTTTCCTTGCGGTAATGCTTCCTTCGACTTCTGCTTCTGTACTGATAAACTTACCGCTTTCCAGCACCCGGAACGGGGCGTCGTCAGGCTCGTGCGCTCCAGCCCATATACGCACCTTGCTCCCTTCTTCCGAACCGGAAAGACCTGCTGTCACAGTCTTCCCGTCACTCTTCATAATGAGCAACTGGTTATTCTGCATAAACGAGATGTGCGCACTCGGTGATATGATGAGCGACGTGAATATGGGCCCCACATTGCTCAACTTCTCCCAATAGGTCGTGTTCCCCGGCTTGTTGCTTTCAGAGCTTGTGTGCGTGGTCTTGCATCTGTAGACATCCCATCCGTCAATAGTAGCCAGATTCTTTATCATGGCAATGTCAAGGTAACGGGTGCCGCTCGTCAGGGCTTCGTCGTTGCGGTAAGTCACGCCCACAGCCCATTCGGAATGCCTTATGATGCACCCTTGTATACCCTGCTCTCCTTTTTCCCCAGGCTTGCCATCAGCTCCGGGTTTCCCGTCAGCACCAGGTTTTCCGTCTTCTCCCTTTGAAGCAAGCAGGTCATACTCCTCCGTGTTCATCTCGCCGGAAAGTATGTACCCGTATGTCTTTCCACCGTCTTGGGTCTGCTTGATTCGCTGACCGGAACTTGTTGTAACAGTCCACAGTGGTGGATTGGTGGTCTCCTTCTTGGCTATGTATGAAGAGCCGCCCATGGTAACTACACCCTGCTTCGGCACGATAAGCCCGGTATGCCATCTTCCCATAGCGGTTATGCTATCCCCCTTATCGCCTTTGATTTTAATTGGCGTGCCCCATGTCCCATCACTTGCGGATGAAGCAACCTTCTGCGACATCCATATAGCTCCACTTGTAGCATTCGTATGCCAGCCTCCGGTAGTACCGTTTCCCGTAGGAACAGAAGGCTGGGAAGTGCTGTCATTGTAAGTTATGAACACGCTCAATCCGTTCGAGCCGGCTGCACCGTCAGCACCGTCCGAGCCGTCAACGACCATCAACGACCATGCTGTCCCGTTCCATATGTATACACGACCGTTATTGGTGTCCCTATATGCCCAGTTGATTTGAGGATTGGAAGGTGGAGACTGCAGGTCGCCTTTCCATACGATGCTCAGTCCGTCCTTTCCGTTCTTTCCGTCAATTCCGTCAATGGTCATTTGATACCACTGGCCGTCTTGATATACATACGACTTCTTGTCGGTCGTATTCTTGTACGCCCAACCGTTCTGAGGAGAGGAAGGGGCAGACGAGAAATCACCTTTCCATACAATACTCGTACCAGCCACACCTTCTGCGCCATCAATGCCATCAAATCCATATTTAGCCCAGAGGGCAGGTGTGCTGAAGTTACTCCATATGCCGTTTCTCTTCTTCCTCTCGCTTATCCATTCAAAAGGCAGGGATTCGGAAACGCCAATAGGGTCATCATGCCAGCCGGAAGGGATATAATCGTCCGTCTGTGAGGTCGCTGGGGTGGAGGGGCGGTTTTCCTCCGTGGTATGGATAAACACTCTTTCGTAATCGGTACCGTCGCTTCCGTCCTTTCCGCTCTGGACAAGCAGGTCGTATTCCTCCGTATTTGATTCACCGGACAGAATATAACCGTAAGTCCTTCCTCCGTCCTGCGTCTGGGTGATGCGCCTGCCGTCACTGGTCGTGGTAGTCCATAACGGTGGGTTGGCGGTCTCCTTCTTCGCGCAGAAGGTGCTTCCTCCCATCGTGACGATTCCCAGTTTGGGCACGATAAGCCCCGTATGCCATCTGCCGAGCGAAGACACGCTCTGTCCGTCTTCTCCCTTAAATTTTGACCATGTATAGTCGGAAGGATTGTTGCTTTCTGTAGCAGTCTCCTTGTTGACGGCTATACCGATATATTTAGTCGTGTCTTTAGGCTGTTGGTACATGCCCGTTCCGTCCGCATTGTCCGAATAGGCAACCCATGTGTAATAAGTCTTTCCGTCGGCACCGGTAGCACCCGGTATACCGTCTTCTCCCTTTATATCGCTCCATGTATAATCGGAGGGATTGTTACTTTCCGTAGCGGTCTCCTTGTTGTAGGCGAAACCTATATACGCTTTTCCGGTAGGATTGTTGCTTATACCACCACCTTGCGCGTCGTCGGCATATTTTATCCATGTGTATAGGGTTTTCCCGTCAGCTCCGGCAGGACCGGGAACACCTTGAGGGCCTTGAGCACCATCCTTACCGTCCACCACAAGAGGTATTGTCTCCACGTCCACTACTGTACCGTCCACGTAGAATATGAACTTGATGCTCTTCTGGAAGCTTGATACCGGTACTCCGGCATTGTTCCCGATTGAGACTTCGGCTCCACCGTCAAGGGAGTATTTAAGTTCGCCCGTCCCGGTTTCGGCCGTGCCTCCGGAAACCGAAGACTTCAACCGTGTACACGATACGGATGTTACATTGAGATTACCATTGGCATCCTTTATCACGGCAGATACGCTCGGGACAAGCCGGTACAGAACGGCATCGGCGCCACCCTTGACACCTGCCATGGTGAACGTGAGCTGCCCGGTGTAGGTTTTGCCGTTATAGGTGGCGGTCAACGCGACGGGTATCGAGTTCCTGCCGTCCAGAGCCACTCCCTGCTTGACACTGAAAGTTATCTCCCCGGTGGAAACGTCGTGCGTCTCGGTTACGTTGGCAGGGAGTGTGCAGGTTATGCCGGTAAGAGTCATCTTCTTGCTGCCGTAGCTCATCCAGGCAACCGTGCTTATCGATGTGTCCTGGTAAACCTTACCGTCATTGGTAAGGGTGACGTTGTCCATCTCGTTGGTGAGGTCCGCGAACACTGCCGATTCGCCCGGGTCGCCCTTGGAGGCAATCTTCTGCCAGTCATTGTTCGTGCCCGGCTCGGCTGACGAACCGTTCTTGTTCATGCAGGCCCATGTGCTTCCGTCATGGGTCACGCTGTCGTAGTAGTCATACTTTCTGCCGGATTCCCAAACACCCTCATAGCTCAAGTCCTTGGCTGGGGTGCCGTTTGGCTTCAAGCGTTCTATCGTGCCGGAGATGTACACATTCTTGCCGTAGAACGAATAACCGGAGAAGTCCATGCCGCCGATGGAAAGGCCACTAAGGTCACCGGTCTGCATCATGACGTTAACCTCGGGGTCTATCACCCAAGTGTTGACGTGAGCCAGACGGCGTGTATAGTAACGGTTTTCGTAGGTGATAGCCTGGCGGTCCTCGTCGGTGAAGTTACCGTATGCGAAGAAGTTCATGCCCGGCATCGGATGAACGGACGTACCAACCTGAAGCTCATACTCGAACTTCATGATTCCTGCCTCGTTCTCCAGTATATTGGTCGGAGTAAAGTAGGATGTGGCGAAACCGGAATACTCAATGAAACCGTTTGCGCCAATCGTATCCTTGTCGGTGTTTCCCCCACCTATGTTATGGAATACGCCACGGCATATGTCGCTCACATGAAGCGTACCATATTGGCCTTCCAGAAGGTCAAGGGTGGCGATGCGGTTCTCTGTATCCACAGTCTTTATCGTTCCGTAGGCAAACGTATTGGCTTTGTCACCCGATATAATGTCTATGCAATTGAAGGTAATCTGAGGTACAATAAGCTCCTCACGGAATACAGCCTTGTCCGTCTCGATGACAACCTTCCCGTTCTCGTCTAGATAGATGTAGCCGCCGCTTCCTCCGATAATGCCAGAAACGAAGTTCTTGCTTATCTGCAACCCCTTCTCCGCGGTTAGCTTGTCGCCGACTTCCAGCTTGAAGGGGGTGCGGTCGTTGGTGGTCTTGCTGAGGAATGATTGCAGAACACGCAAAGCCGAATACACATTTCTGTTTGTAGGGGATGTAGTGTCATTCGTTCCGATAACATATATGCCACTTCCACCTCCACCGGTGTATGTCTGTCCCTTCAAGGTAATATTCTCTATTTGCTCTTCCAGCTCCCCTATCCGAGAGTAGGACGCCGTTTCGCCTACCGTATATACCGGGCTGTCATATGGCTTATCAAGATTACATTCGTATCCTATGATTCTGGACTGACGGTTTCCGCTTTCAAAAAATGCGGAATTGACTAGATTAACCTTATCTCCTACATCAAAATGCTTTGCATAATCCTGGTTCTGATTGCCTCCCTCATCCAGCCCATACATATAGTCCGACATCATTGTGCAGGAATATGTATTGGGGTCTATCCTGGACTTGGCAACGTACTCTTCAGCCTTCTCCTTAAGCTCTTGTTCCGCGGCCGACACAAGCCCCAAATCCGCAATTTTGGAGCTGTCCCACCCATATAATATATAAGTATCCCCCTCTTTGGGTTTTAAGACACCATCAGGTAATTTGCGACCATAATCCTCATTAGCGACAATCTCCCAAAGCTGGGCTTTCGGATTCCATGAACCGTCCTCATTCTTTTCCGGTTCTCCCATCGGATTAAAAGTCACGCCGAAATCCATACCGTTCAAAGAGCCGGACTGGAAGATTATATGCAATTCCTCACCCTCAAGAATGTAGTCCTTTGAAAATGTTATTCCGGTATCGGTAAATTGGTAGAAAGTTTCGGTGGTCTGAGTTCCATCCTCATTATTCACTGTGTCTGTATAGGTGATGACCTTTGATATATGACCGTCAGTACGAGGATATATATAGTCAAACACAACCAACTGCTCTACAGCTTCCTCTGTGGACATATCAGGATATGCGTCTATGTATGGAGTTCCTTCGGGAAGCATGAGACGCTTTTGTACAACTCCATTAACCACGATGCTTTCATCCACTGGACGATAGTTTGACGGAATGTTACGGGTAGAGCCGAAAGCATAGATACGGGTAGCGTATGTACTCTTGCTCTCAGAGCTTGTCATCTCCACCACATTGTCCCCTATCTCAAAGTCAACCGGAGTGCCGTATTCACATCTTCCGAAGTTGATGATGTTCTCTGTCACCCAACATTCACAGTCCCATTTCTTCGCCATAGAGAAGCAGGCGTCAAGAATGTTGATGTTGTCATAAGTCATCAGTAGCGCCTTATTCTCTACAGTGCTGTCAATGGAGAAAACAAAATCCTGACCTTTATACGCATAACCAAGAGCTTTCAAATTTCTAAGGACTATACCGGCTTGAACATCAAGTGAAGCGGTGAGATTCCAGGACGCTTCCTGCCCGGCCACTTCGGGGGTATATTTAAAGATTTTGTTTTTCCATTTCCAGTAATAGGCGTCAAGCTGCAACTCGTAGTCATAGCCTGCGGTATTGGCATTGAATACTGGTTTCTGCAAATCACACACCTCGAACATGCCGAAATCGCATTCCACGTAGTCACCATATTTGAAGAATATAGGATTCTCCAAGCTGAATTTCAGAAGGATATAATCCTCCTTCATCAGAGTAAACTTACGTTTACAACCTTCATCGGGAAGGGTGGTAAGGAGAATGCTGCCGGATATGTCTTTGATGTCTATTAGTTCCATATATGGGGTATTGTATAGCTTCATACAATTGCACAGCAAATATAGCAATAAATGACATAAAAACAATCATATTTATCCTAAATTTGCACTATACTCCTATCTGCTGGATTAGGCTCTACTAATCTTAGAGAGAATTTAGCGATACCCCTCATGAATTGGGTGAATTGATTACATGACAAATATATAGTCTTATACACAACATCTGGTTGATATTTACTTTTGATATGTAATACTCCGATAGCAAGCTCTTCGCAAAAAGAATTGTATCGTAAAAAAAATTGCTCTTCGTTTTTGGCAGTGAGATTAAATGTCAATGTAATATTCCTCTCATCAATCTTAGGATTCGACTTTATGACCCGTTTACCATGCTCCAAGCGCGACTTGTTCTCGATAAACTCTTTCATTGGTGGTGGGGTCATCAGCGATGATAAGGAAGATGTATCCATGCTTATCCCCCACGTGGTATAAGCGTCCTTATTATTTATATAAAATTCTCCTGTCGCCATATTATAGTCCGTTATTAAGAATTGTAATCATTCTATCAAATTTACTCTCAAAGTCAAGTATCGGCTTCGTATACTTTACTATGTCCTCTAAATATCCGTTGGTTTTCACATGCTGTTCCAAAATACTACTTAGTGTGGCATTACTTGACGTTGAAATAGAAACTAAAGAATTCAATCCAACAACTGCATTTATCATTTGATTTTTTATCTCCTCTCCAGCTATCTGTAAAGCTGTGAAACGACCGTTAAGCTCCTCTCCTGTGTCCTGGGACATGGACTGGAATCCCTTGCTGCTTGCAGACTGTTGGGTGGATTCTGAGGTCCATCCGAATATTTCGGCCAGATTGTTGCGCTCGGAAACGGCAGCATCTACTATTTCATCGTACTGTTTACGAAGCTCCTCCATATCTCCCTTGGTTATACCTTCTTCGTCTTTCCCTGCTTCTGCAAAGGAGTCATACCAGTCCTGCAGCTCTTTGGAAAATTTTTCCCCCACCATGTTAGTAAGGATGGCGCGCTGCATATACTCGCTGAAATCCTCAGCAAAGTCTTTGGCAGAGCTGTCCATATCCATAAGGGTATCCACGAAACTGTCAAAAACACTGTCAAAGGTTGTCTGGGTGAGCTGCTCTTTTACCTGGTTCTGTATTTCCTCTATCTTGGCCTCCCCTTCAATGATACTGTCCAGATATTCCCGTACATCATCGTCCATGTCTGCCCAGAATGTTGGAGCATCGGATTTGAGTTTCTCCAATTGCTCAACGGTAAGGTCAAACAGTCCGGTCATTCTTCCGGTCCCGATAAACTCTTTGGCGGCATTGACTGACATGTCGAGTGCGTTGGCGATGTCCTGCCAGTCGCTTGAAGAGGTGTTCTTTGCCATTCGCTTACCGATGGAATGGGAACCGACAGACGCACCGGAATTGAGCCGTTCCTTTCCCAGCGTTCTGTATGCCTCTATCTGTTTTTCTACGAGGTCAATGGCTTCCTGCCCTACCTTGTCGGCTTCAACGCCGTAGGACATATCAATATACTCCCTTTTCTTGTCTATCAGTTCATCCCATATCTCATTTAGCTTGTTGTATTCCTCGACCATCTCGTTGTAACGGGAATAATCAGCACCGAACATCCCGTCTAACACAGACACTACAGTGGAAATTCCAGAAACCGCACTCATGGCACCACCCACAATGTCACCGCTCATAATCTGACCGACACCGGCGGCTGTTTGTCCTAATCCACTGACTGCATCAATTGCACCTTGTATCTTAGAATCATCAAACCCGAAGATATTACCTATATTAGAACTAAACTCTTTGAGTGGACCGGAAAACTCAACGACTGCATTACCTATCTTCGATATACCTCTGCCTATTGCATCCGTATCACCTTTGGCGTTTTTGAGGTCTCCAATACCCTCTTTAATATCTTCTGAGAACTTTTTGAATGGTGATTGACCAGCAAGCGTACCTTTGAGATTTTTGATAGAATCCGTAACATCTTTGATATTTATTGTTCCATCTTCTATGCTTTTTAAGTCTTTATCGGTAAATCCGACCGCTTTCAAATCTTCAACGGTAACACCATTTCCTCCCGATAGGTAAGACACAAGCAGCTCGTACTTGTCAATGATAGCTTGGATAGCGTTTACAGACTTGTCAGAAGCGTCCTCAAAGAGGTCTGCCATCGCCTTTGTGGAGTGACCGAACTGTTCATCAAGCTGTTCAAGAGCCTTGTTCTTTTGGGCTACCTTGGAAGCGTACTCTGGGCTGTCGGTTTGCAGTTTGGCTATCTCGTCATTGTATTTTTGTACAAGGTTCTTGCGCTTCTCCTGATAGTTTCCGTACTCAATGAAGTATTCCTGCCAAGCTTTCTTGTTGGCTTCAAGTTGTTCCTCCTTATTCGCAGCGGATATAGCCTTTTCTCTGGCTTTCGCATTATTTGAGGCGCGTTCGCCAAGAAGCGATGTTTGTTCTTCGGTAAGTTTACCACCCTGCGTATTCTCCCATTCTGCCTTCTGCTTTTTAATAGCATCCAGTTCTTTTTGATAGTCCAAGTCAATCTGAGCCAGCTTCTTCTCAGTACCATCCTCCATGAGGTTGATTTCATCCTGCTGGTTTTTCCGACGAATGGAAAGAAGTTGTTCGGCAAGTTGTTCTTGCTGTTTGAGTTGTTTGGCTGCTTCTTCTTGAGTTTGCCTTCCTTGCTTGGAAGGATCTGAATACTTGGCTATCTGCTCTTGTGCATCCAGTATCTGTTTGGTATATTTGTTCCATTCATCGGAATTCTTCTGAGAAACATCCAAGGCATTACGAGCATCCTCTGCTTCTTTCTTTTTGTCCTCCCAATATTTTTTATTATAAATAATAGGTTTACTATTTTCTTTCTTGGCTTCCTCTTTAGCCTTTTCTAAATCATTAAGTGCATTCTGATAAAGTTCTAATTCTTTTTTAGCAGCACTTAAATCTTCCTTTAGCGCTCCAGTATATCCACCTGTATTTGTAGACTTTATTATGTTGTTTTCAAGTCCTTGTATTTTCTGTTGAGACATAACAACTTTAGTTTTCAACCCAATACGTTGCTGGCGTAATAATTCATCCGTTTCAAGTTTTATAAGTTCTGCATTTGTTTTTCGTTTAGCCGTCTCCCAGTCCATATCCTTGAACACATCAGGCATCAAACGCTGTAACTGGCGATATGCAATAAAACGCTCCTCTATAGATTTGGATTCATTGCTGATTGTGCTTGTTAGACCATCAGCCTTACTCTTTATTTCTTCGTAATGGCTCTTTTGAGATTCAAGAGCATCATTCGTTTCACGAATAGCCTTTTCTGTATCGCTTTCTGCTGTAGCAAGCTTATAAATTCCATAAGCCAGTCCCGTGATTGCTGCCGCCGCCAATACATACGGATTCTTTAACATTGATAAGTTCAAAGCATCTTGTGCCTTTTTAGTCAAAACCAACCATCCATAATGAATCGCCTCTTTAGCCGTCAAGGCAGTAATACCGGATGCTTGAACAGCTTGCAATGCAGTAGTGACCATTAAAGATGTACGATACACTCCATATGTTCCAACTATTTCAAGAAGTATGTTCCCAACCTTCTCATAATTTTCAACCAAATAAGAAACGCCGGACAAAGCATCGTTTATAATGCCCTCATTGGCTTTCCCTATTTCATTGAACATTGTGGAGATAGAATCCTCTATGTTGCTTATCTGACCCGTAATTGTCTTGGATTGCTCCTGCATCAGATTGAAGAACATTCCTCCTTCATCGGTAAGAGACATGATAACTTTTTGTACCTCCGGGAATCCAACCTTGCCAGCTTCAACAAGCCCTTTTACTTCATTCTCCGCTACGCCAAACTGTTTTGCCAGCTCGCGTATCATAGGAATACCACGCCCAGTAAACTGATTTAGGTCTTGTGTATATAAACGACCTTGCGTCATAGTTGTGCCATACAGATACACAATATCTCCAAGAGGCATAGAAAGACCTGCCGCGATGTTGCCAAGACGTATCAAATCATCGTTTACTTTCTCCACATCCTCACCGTATGCAAGTAACTGCTTTGCTCCATTGGCTACACCTTGAAGGTCAAAAGGAGTGGTAGCCGCCGTCTTCACCAACTGTTGCATGAGAGAGTTCGCTTTGTCTTCACTGCCGAGCATAGTTTTAAAAGCAACTTCCAATTGCTGGAACTCACCTCGAACTTGGACGATGTTTGATATAAGTTCCTTTGCTGTGAAGCCTGCTCCAAACGCGGCAGCAGCTTTTGTCATGCGATTAAATAGTTCTTCAATGCCTAAACCGCTCTGCTCTATCTGTTTTGATGTGTTCTTGACTCCGTTTTCCACTTCGTGGAGTCTACGTAAGAAATTAGAATTGTCACCGGTTATATCAAAATGAATTCCAGCCATAGGTCTTTTCGATAAGGAATGTACCGCGCAACATCACACGGCATTGCAAATATAACAATAAAATGACATAGACAATGCCACTATTTACTTAAAAACATCTTTAACCGTTTATTTTCTTATCTTTAATTTTGTTTATAGTAACATATAAAATATATTTGCCATTATATAATAATATAAAATTATGGATTTCAAGGACCAAATAGTTCAACTTTCAGAGCGTATCAGCAAGCAAAAGGACAGTATAGCTACAGAAGAGGCCACGAAAACGGCATTTATTATGCCAATGATTGCGGCCTTAGGATACGATGTCTTTAACCCTTTTGAAGTCATACCAGAACTTGACTGCGACCTTATAAAGAAAAAGGGAGAAAAGATTGACTATGCCATAATGAAGGACGAAAGCCCGATACTACTCATAGAATGCAAACATTGCAAGCAGGACTTAAACTTGCATGACACGCAACTACAGAAGTATTTCGTCGCATCAAAAGCACGATTCGGAGTGCTTACCAATGGGATAGAATACCGCTTTTATACAGATTTGGAGAAAATCAACATTATGGATGAGAAACCGTTTCTTGTCGTGAATATGCTTGACTTATCAGATGCGGATATAGAGCAACTAAAGAAATTCCATAAGTCATATTACAACGAAGAGGATGTTTTAAGTACGGCAAACGAGTTGAAATACACTACAGAGATAAAATCAATATTGAACAACGAGTTTGCGTCACCGACAGCAGAATTTGTACGCTTCTTCGCACGTCAGACGTACACTTCCGGGCAAATCACATCGAAAGTGATAGACATGTTTACCCCACTCGTAAGGAAATCCATTTCATCTGTTATCAATGATATTATTTCAGATAGGCTCAATACAGCAATAAAGAATAGTGAACATACCAGCGATACGCTTCCAGCACAAGATAGCACACCCGTAAATCTCCCAACAGAAGATGCAAACAAAAAACTTCCGGATGGGATTGTGTACATGGACAAAGAATCTGGAGTTGTAACGACACAAGAAGAATTGGACGCTTACAATATCATAAGGAGCATCTTAAGAAAAAGCATAGATGCAGCACGTATAACTTACAAAGACTATAAAACATATTTTGTCGTTAATCTTGATAACAGTGAATGGTACTGGATATGTCGTATTTCCATAGGTGCAAGAAAGAAGCGAATAGGAATACCAGTAGATAAATACAAAAGCTGCGACTGGATTCAAATTGATAGCATAGACGATATATTCAAATATGCAGATAAACTTGAAGAATCACTTAGAATAGCAATGAGAGAATGAAAAAACGTTTATTTTCAATTTAAATATCATGAATAAGAAAATTGTTGCCATCGTGCTTTTATTATTATTCATAACTGGATGTGGAAACAAAATGTATGAAGATAATATGAAAGTATGTGTAGATGTAATGTCTGATCTATTTCAAACGAGTAAGAAGGTATCTTTTGCATATTCAGAAGTTTGGAGAAATGCGATATTTGATAACAAGGACCATAACGGAAAATATTGCGCTGATTTCAATGAGGCTATAAGCAGATATAAGAACCAGGTAGCCAATCTATATTTTATAACTAAAGGGGTTAAATCGAAAAAAGACAAACTCGATTTACTCATCAAAGAGTTAAAAAATCCCCCATCGAAGTACAAAGAAATATATAATCAAATCATATCTGTATATGCAGATGTACAAAAAATGATAGAACTTTCAGAAAATCCATCAGGCTCTCTTAATAGCTACAATGAGACTATTTCTGAATTGGATTACCAGATAGAAAAAAACATCAAAATATTAACAACAAATACAAGTAAGTAAATTGTTCTACTTCACCGATAAATCACGAGAGATTTTGTAAACCCCTCGTGATTTTTTTATCTTTCATCTTTTATATTGTTCTATTTGTCGCATTTAGTCCCAATTCATAGCTTTGATTTTTGCCATATTTGCAGGGTCATCGGCATTGATGACTCTCCGGTCTTTAGGTATATTGATACGCTTGCGTTCCTCGTCAGACAAATAGATGGATGTTACAGAATCGGCAAGAAGCAATTGTAAATTGGCATAGCTTATTCCCCATACAACATATTCCAAAGTCCATCCATACCTCTCACAAGCAGTATCTATCAATGTGCCATATATGCTTTTACCTCCAAATACAAGAGAATTATTATTATTCTTGGCTCTCATAGCTTTTGCTTGCCATTCTTTTTCCTTATCTATTCCAAGGTGCTTTGTATATACTGATACATCTCCCTCTGACAATGCCATAACCAGCAGTTGCGACAAGCTATCGACATCAAGTTCTTTAAGGAAAAAATCACACCTCTCTTGAACCAAGTCGCAATCAAACAACTCCTCTTTCTTGTTGATGGTATGGTAGGACAAGATACGGCATACAACCTCTTTCTTATCTTGGCACAATCTTAACGCCTCCATATATGGATTAGCCTTTATAATATCAAGATTTATATCAAGACATTCAACAAGTCTTGATATTAGGTACGTTTTCCCAAGAGTAACCGGATATAGATAGAATTGACGTTGATTAACCTTAAAACCATGCGGACGCTCAATTATCGTGTCCGCGATATTCATGTCTATGAGTTTTTTATCTTCTGCCATAACGGTTACTGTTTTTTAAAATTAACGCCAGCTATCCTCACAGACAACTGGCCCTGAAAAAGTACGAGAATCAACTATATAAAAAACAGAGCGGAAATACAGAATTGAACTGTAACCTAATGTCTGGTTGACATACGTGCATCCATTACACCATTTCCGCAATACACGTGGGTATAAAGCCCCCACGTTCGGCATTACCTATTGAAAACTCAACCTTCCACGCTGGTATTAGGGGCGACTTCAAATTTGTCTCCTTCTCCTGATTCATCTTCCGGGTCACATTCAATCTTAGAAATTGAGCCAGCCGATTCCGTTACAATAATCTTACCCCATTGAATCTGCTTTTTATCAGCTCCCGGTTTTAAGGCATCAAACATATACGCCCAAATACCACCGTCCGCTGTAGTAAACGTATCTTCGACAGAAACAGTGGTCTTTTCCATGCAAAAGCCTTGAACATCCGGGTCTTCCGGTTGTAAAGCAACTGCATAATTGTGGGCAACCACTCCGTCACTGTCACTGATAGGTCTTTTACGCCCTTTTGCAGCACGGATATTAAGAGCAAGAGCATACGTATTCTTGCCGTACTTAACATCCTCATTTTCCCCACCTTCAATCTTTGCTTCCTGCTTATCTCCTTTTGTTGTCGTCAACTGTGTAGAATCCTCTACCGGTGTTGGAAGTTCTTCCCACTTTGGAGAAGATGCATCCAAATCTTTTACGAATATACGGGGTTTTCCCCACCCGATTACTGCCATAGTTCTATATCGCTTAATATAGTTAACAATTATTCATTACATATCTCAATGTACAGCTTGTTGTTGATGAAATGCTCTGCACGACCATTCTCAAACGAAACGCCTACAGGCATAACCTTCTGGCTACATTCTTTGGGAATAGTATGGAACTCTTCTTTACGTATATAAAAGAGAAACTTGCACAAATCACACAATTCTCCTATACGGAGCGTATGTTTTTCCCATGCTTTCGTTCTCGAATTCCATTGGTCACCTACATACACATTGACATTCACATAAGCCCGTTGGATTTGACCGCATCCCTCATTAGCAAGTACCGATATGACAATATCCTCCTTGTCCGATTTATCCGGCCTTCCCCTATCACTCAATTTACCGGTTACGCTCCTTTCAAGGATTGAGCCTTTAATCTTGTGATATACGAACTTCGATACTTCAATGTCTGATTTCATCATTTGGCAATCTGTCTTTTTAATTTTTCAAGCATCTTGGGAACTTGGTCTATTGCCCATAATTCCGTTGACGCAAGCACGTCCTTGTTAGCCATCGCTTCCACATATTCAGCATAGTTCATCCCAGCCACCACAACAAGGACATAGTCATTGGAGTATCTCCTAACAAGCTCCTTTGCCAAGTCCTTGCCGTTTTTTACGCCTTCTGAACCGTTTTTAACCTGATTAAAGTCCGAGTATTGTACAATGCTACCATTATGGGCTATTACATAACCAACTGAACTACGCAGATTACCAGACTGGTCATACCAACTTTTATCACCGCCCCTATCACGTACCTTGACAACACATTGTTCACCAAGATACGACAAAGCGCGTATTGTCAGCCTTTCAACCCGTTCCGCTTCTTTCATCAGTACTTTATGAATCTCATCCAGTTTGGTAGTCATTCTTATTCCCATATCCTAAACCCAAATCTTGCACTGAAGTTGGTAACGATGAAAACCTTTCACATTAAACTCCCTCTCAATTCCTCCCAAAAGAATCAATTTCACCCTGTCACCTATTGTAAAATTACGGCAGTCCGGAGGAAGGTTGTGCACCTCATAGGAATATTTTCGTGTCACACCGTCTTCAAATTCCTTTTCATCCGCTTTACCGGAAGGGACAGCATCACAAGGAATATCACCTTCCCAATGCTCTTCTCCAGAATGGTAATCTCCATTTTCATCCTCATATCCAAAAGCGGATACAAGATATTGCAACTTGTGCGGATTTCTGTTCAATACTGCCATTCTACAACAAACAATCACCTACATATACCATCGGCTTAGGCTCCAGTTCTACCGAAGGCTCACCGATAGCATTGTAGATAGAGTTAACACGTAACAGAATACGTTCCTTGTCTTTATCAGACAAAGCCCCGAAAGACTTGTCTGCTTCAGAAAAATTGATAGCCTGAACTAAAGACCAAAGACAGTCAGCAACAGCCCCCTGATAGTCATCAGAATGAGCCATGTCGTAATCAAACTCATCATCTGCTTTGAGATTACGTTTAATCATAACATTCTCTACAAAACCTTCTGAAATCGGGTAGTGTATTTCATCTTTGAGGGCTTGCTGTACTGTCTTCATGGCTTACTCTGTTGCTTTATGGGATTCAACCGCTGCTTTCAGCTTAGCTTCATCAGAATCGCTCAGCCTATTCACCGCATTTATCAACTTGTTGTCACTTACAGTAGATGCAAGGTTTGCACTTGCAATCTTGTTGTATTCGGCAACAAACTCCGGTTTCTTGTAAGTGTTCCCCCAAATTGTAATCTTTACATCAGTGGAGTCTTTAGCCTCTTCCGTCGTATTTACGGCTTGCGCATCTGTTATGTCTTGATAATAGATTTGGTCCACACCTTCAATAACCGTAAGCGCGAGCATTTGTCCGGCTGTGGTTTCGGTTAGCGGATTAGTCGTTCTGTAACGGCTGATAAGCTTCATATCATCAACCGTGGTGTAAACCACACCTTCTACCGGGCTTGTTTTTTCTGCCAATGTGCCCCATACCAGACTTCCGACATTCTCAGTGGTCAGATAGACCAGACGGTTGGCATTCCATGGCTTGTAAGCCTTGCGAACTCCGTCCTTTTCGCTGATAATAGAACGGTCTATCTTCAAAAATTTCACACCATTGTAAGCATCTGCAAACGCTTCGTCAAATAAAGAGGCGGTAGGGGTCGGCAAAGAAGTGTTGCTGTCAAATGTCTGTCCTCTATAAGTAGCTACCAATTCTTTGGCACCTTGTGTCTGGCAAAGCCTCTTATAGGTAGATGAAGCGATACAGATAGTGGTGATTGAATTACCGTCCGCATCGGCTGCGGAAAGCACATTTTCAATGTCATCCAATGTTATTTCACCGGGAACATTGACTCCGTAACCGTTCTTTGACAAATAACCGAAATCAACACGCAATGCTGTTCCGACATTCGTCAAGTCTTCAACTGCAACAATCCCCTCGCATAATGCTGTAAGGAAGTTCGCTTCGTTGGACTCATCCAGACCTATCGAACAGAACAAAGGATCATTGGTCAACTTTGCTGCAATCTGCGGCCACTGATTCCCTTGAGCCCTCATAATGTTTATAGTATTGATGTCCGACTCTTCCATAACGCGAGAAATACCCTGCTTTGGAAGGACACCGCTTGCATGCGCCAACGAATCACGCTTTTTGATTGGAAGCGGAGAGTTCATTGAAATAGTGTCCGCTTTTACATACGTAGTGTCAACAGACGCACTGGTCCATTTTTGGTCTGCGGAATATACTTTACGCAGCATAGTCTTGTGAAGGTAGGTGCGTTTTCTAGCACCATTGCGCTCACCTCCCTCTTTTTCCACGATGTTCTGCAACTTCGGGAAGATTCTTCTTGATAAGTCTGCAAATTGTGATGCAATCATTTAATTTTCCTCCTCTAATTTAATCGTGCATAAAATACAATGAAGGCAACGCTTCCTTCAAGTCGCTTTTGATACTGTCAATCGGATAAGGCAAGGCCTTATCATTGATTTCCCCGTCATACTGAATGGCGCCTCTCGCATCGCTTGCAAGAGTAGTGCGTACCCAAACGCCAACATATTCATGGTTGGACGGAAGAGATGAATACGAACCTCCTGATACCGGCATGGGTTTGTATTCATTTTCATCATTTTTGTTACGAATGATGATATGCCCGGCTTTTACATACTTTTCAGCATAGCCTTCCACGTTCAATGAACGACCACCTATAATTCTTCCTCCTTTACGGCGAATAACAATAGAATCGAGTCCACCATCGAATGTTTCCATTTCATTTGCCAAGTTTACTATTCCTGCCATTTTTTTTCAGTTTTTAGATGAGACTAAAGGTTGCTAACAATAGCGTCAATTTCCTCATCAGTTAATACTTCTTCATCTTTAGGCTTACCACCTCCCGAGCCTGGAGGATTTCCTAAATTGGACAGACCCGCATCGGCACGTTCTTGATTATAAGCCTTCAAATCTTCCTCCACTTCGGAATAGAACTCATCGAACTCATCGTCATTTTCAAACTTCATCTTATTGAAGGATTTCAATGTACGGGTCCCGAATGTACCAGCATCTTTCAAAAGGGATTCAAGCTTCTCCCTACGTGTAGTAGTAACTTTTTCACCTTTCAACGCTACGATTTCATTATTCAGCAATTGAACCGTTTGCACTAGACCTTTAGCCCATTCCGGAGTATCATCGCTCTTTCCTTTGTTTTGGGGATTTTTTTTTGAACCAGTCTGGCGTGCTTGCATGCCCGATGTATCATCATCGTCATCATCATCGTCATCTGTTTCAGGGTGGTTTTTCTTCCATTCATCAAGCAAACGGTTGGCTTGTGACTGGCCGAAAGTAAGGTAAGGAAGAACCGCTTCAATTTTTTCGTCAATTTCAGCGTTTACATCCTCTTCTGAGGCATCATCAGCGGAAATAAGGTTATCGGCAATCTTAGCGGCGATACCCTTCAATTCCTTAGAGTTGAACCCTAACGCCTTCGCTTTAAGTCTCAACTTTACGAACACTTGTTGTTTTCTGTTCATTGTGAAATGTTTTAATTAATAAAAACGGCCTGCAAACATTTACATGCAAGCAGACCGTCAACCTTCTTACCTTAATACATTAAGAGCAATGAATCAGTATTTACGACAAGTACGGTTGCATGTAACTTCACATGCTTTATGCAAATATACACAAAGTGGCACAAAAACAATCACTTTTATGTGTTAAACTATCGTAATAAACGCACGGCACGAGAGTAATCTTGTACTTCGTGCCGTGAAATTGAATGTAATTGTACATTAACGGTTATTCTTTAAGATACCGATACGCTTTTAAGTATTTGTTTAATCTGAAAATATCTTTTTCTGTAAGTTCATTTAAACGTGTTATATCCATGTTGTCCTCCAAATCATGCAGTTTGACCTGCCTTCCTATAGGATTAAGCCTTGAACGTCTTATGAAATCTTCATAGCTTTCGTTTTCATTACGAGTAACTGAAAGTATGGCATCTACTATATTACGAGGGAATCCCTCCATAAGTAAATATTCAGCGGTAACTTCGGTATCTTCTATTGTATCATGGAGCAAGGCGGTTATACGCTCTTCGGCAGTATAGCATTTGTCTGAAACACGGATAGGATGAAAAATGTAAGGAGCTCCAGCTTTGTCAACTTGCCCTTCATGAGCTTTAGTAGAAATCTTGAGAGCTTTCTCAAGTAAAGTGATATTAGTATCTGTCATATTCTGATTTTGATATTTCATTCCCTCCAAGAATTATATCACAAACTGTTTCATTGGACTGTGGTATTTCTATCTCGTTATGTCCATGATGTTTTATATAAGATTTCGTTTGGCCGTTATCTACATATAAGCGGATAGCGGCTTCTTCAAAATCGTCAAGCAAATAAACTTCTATGCCCGATTGCAACTTGTTGTATAATTCCTCCGGTTTCATTTTTATATGTAAAGATAGTGTTTTTTATTGGAAATGACTATAATATTCTATTGATTTTTCAACTATTTTTTTCGCCTGTTTATCAGTTTTGTCTAACGCCCTCCATTCTTCATAATACTTATGTCCTAACCCTCCTTCCATTCCTGTTTGCTTTTGTATCTCCTTCCAACGCTTCTCCCCAAGGATTCTTTTTGCGTTTTCCGGCTTTTCTTTTGCATAAATCATTCGCTCTGTATTGACCTGTATTTCGGCAATTAACCCGTTAGATGTTCTGATATTGACTATATTTCCACTATACCCCATAAAACATTCAGGTTTTTGCCTTTTCAGTCGCACAAACGAACCACTTTCGGGCAATTCAGTCAATACTTGCTCTATTTCTGATTTGGGCACTATGATTGTAGTTCTAACCGCGTCTTTTATATCATACGAAGTTATACCTTCTGTTGTAACCTTTCTTGTTATTGATGAAATGCTCTTGTAATTGATTGGCGTTACAAATCCTTTATTCCTTTCAGCTATGGATTTCGCCAAACTTTGCACCTCATCCCCGACCAAAGAAGCGCGATTAACAATATCTTTAACTGAATTTTCGACATTAATATTCTGAATAATCAGCTTGTTATCTTTCAAAAAATAAGGTAATGTGTTTCTTTTCTGTGCTTTCTCGATTTTTTGGTTGTTTTCCAGTACCCATTTTTTGAACGCATCCGGCACATCCTTGACCTCATTCACACTCTCAGTTGTAGGTTCACTGCGTCCGTCCCATTTCCAGAACTCTTCTTCTGTTTTGAGGATAGGCACCTTGTAACATAAATCATTCGGATGCCAGCCAGTCCAGGTAAAGTCTTTAGGGTATTTCCCGGCAAGAGTATCGCAAATATCCCCATGTGGCATACGATGACGATGGTTTCCGCTCAATTTTATCTCGTATCCTACCACAAAATCCATCTGTTTCCATCGTTCATTTTCAGCCGTCCTATAGGCCATATTTATCTCAGAACGGGCTAAACGTATAGAACGGTATTCGCAATCCATCAAATGTTCCGCACTTCCGTACTTATCCTTGTAATCCTTTTGCAGTAACGAGAAATCAAGAAGATACTTGCTTATCCGCTTACTCAAAGTTATGGCGCTAGTGCCTTTTTGAATAGCACATGAAATAGCTGCTTCAAGCTCTTGCTTATAGATGGTGGACTGCTGCCAAAGTTTTGCAGAGACATTGAAGCCCTTATCCTTCCGGTTTTGAAACGCTTTCAAAGCATCATGATTAGTCTGATATAAAACCTTATACTTTTCTTTATCTACTTGGGCATTATAGGCTTTCAAAACTTTATTTGCCATCAAGTCTTGCACTTCATTGCTATTCTTCCATTCTTCAGATGTACCTCGATAAATAATCGTATGAATATCATTGACAAATTGAACCTGTATATCATCTATCTGTTTTTTAGTCTGTGGATAATCAGACCATTTAAACGGCTTTCCACTATCGACCGAATAATCAGTACGTGACACAACCTTAGCTGCTTCCAAATTCAAGGTATCATATATCTGCTCCACCAAAGCCACATACTTATTCAGCCTTGTGTTGAGTTCTTGATATTTTTTCTTCTGATTCGGAATCTTAGGCTTTGGCATATTGGTCTGTTTTTAATATATTTATTAGGGTAGGCAGAAAAAGCACAGGGGCAAGACCGAAAAAAATGTTCTATTTTCAAGATTGACTCATTTTTTATTAAACTTATCGCATATATCCCTATTCAAAAACTTGCTCCATTCAAGAAAGGGAAACAGCACATGAAAAACTCACCTTTTAAGTTTTTTTCGTGCCAGTCATAGCTATGCACGCAATCCCGACAATGATATTTTGATTGAAAGATTATCTTTTTTGACATCTGCGAGTTTGTTCCTAATTTTTATCAACTTTCGGATACAAACAATGTTTCACCACGATTTTACCACAGATAGGACAATCTTGTACAACATATTCTACCATAATTACCCTTGAATGTTTTTTCATATTTATTCCGCACTTTCAAATAAACCGTTCATTCTTGATTGCTTTGCTTGTAAATCCATCGCATCTTCTTTCTGTATCTGCTCCAAAGTTGCCTCCGGATTATTAGAGCCAGCCTCTCTAATAGTTTGCAACTGACTCTTGATTGCCTTGCCACCATTCTGTTTTATAAGCCTATCAGTCATTGCATCTTCGTCCATTTGAATAAATGGAGTAATTACATGTTCAACTTCTACATTGTCAATCTCCTTTTCCCATGATGTATTCATGCTTTTCAAGAAAGCCTTGATTACGCTGCATTCACGTTCAAAAGCTTCTATCCAGGCACCACTTTCATCACCTACTTTCAGATGAGCATCAGTAAGTAACGTTTGACGGGCATCAAATCCTATATTGCCAAGCGATTTCATGTTCTCGAATGATATATCCGGCATTTGCGATTGAGACCAGAACATATTGGTCAGAGTGCTTACATGGTATTTCAAAGCTTCGATAGCCTGAGACCATGAAACATAAGACACATCACCATTTTGTTCTACACGGTAAACCCTACGGCTTTCTCCTTTATCCTCTCCTCCTTTTATACCACCGGCTATTTTAAGAATTGGAGCTGAATTATATGCTATTACATCACTATTGCGTGAAAGGGTATATTCTATCTCATTACGCAAATAAGACAAACCATGATAAATGGGAGCCGGACGATAAATATAGACACCGGGAATCTTCAATATAGTTATTGGTTCCGCTTTGATTTGTTCCCATCCTTCACCATTCTGTTTCCACTTGTAATGGAATTTGGAAGTATAGGTCTCAAAAAATAAAATTCCTTTATCTTTGACTTTCTTTGAGTATTCAAATGACATGGCAATCATATCCCCAAGTTCGTCAAGTAACGGATACAACCTCACACCATCCATCGGAGAGTAAGTCTTGCATTTTAATTTGAACCTACTTTGAAAACCATATAAAGAGTTGGGATTTTCAACCGTATACCAAATGGTAAACACCTCGCATGATGCAAAATAGGCGTTGCCGCGTTTAATGTTTTCACTGTCTATACGAGCATACTTGTATATGTTCTCAATTGCTTTCGCTATCTGTTGGCGAGTTTCATTGTCCTCTATATTATGATAGACACGTTTTACCGGAATGGAAAACATGAACTCTGTCATTCGCTTTGTAAGGAGTTTTTCAAGACCTATATAGATACGTGAGGCTTTTTCTGTTGTACCATCAGATTTTGTTTTGTCCTTTCTGGTAATTGTATCAGAAACTATTGCATGTAACGTAGGTTCATAGTCTTTAATAAGCTCATCCCATGAGGGGACACAAACAGATTTTTCTTTCAAGTCATTGATGATGTCATCAATAGGTCGTGAACTGTCTAAAATAGCGGTCGTTTCGTCCATAGGCACGTTCCGTACATCTTCATACGGTGATTAGTTGAACATAATAATATTTCTAGAAAGAAACCGGGTAGTACGTATTGTGCTACCCGGTAACGTGAAGGAGCACGTTAGCATCAAATGCTATGGTGCAAATATAGCAAAAGTGGCTATAAAAATGCCACTTTAAACAAAAAAAACTCACTTTAAATCCAATATTTTATATTATCCGTTTGCGTTTGGTACTATTTTTAGTACCTTTGTATAAACAAATAATTATGGGTACAAAGGAAAAACTAATAGAACGCATTTTGTCATGCCCAAAGGATTTTACCTATGATGAAGCAAAACGCTTATTCGGGATTTTTGGATATAAGGAAAGTAACAAAGGTGCCACATCAGGTTCCCGTGTTGAATTTATAGGGCCGGACGAGGAAGCCCCTTTCATTTTACATAAGCCACATCCCGGAAGCATCTTGAAATCATACGTGATAAAAGGAATAATCGAGCATATAAAGAAAAACAATTTGATTGAGAAATATAAACAATCCAAAACAAAGTAATTATGGGACTCTTAAAATACAAAGGATATTCCGGTTCTGTAGAATACAGCCCGGAAGACAATTGTCTGTTTGGAAAAGTGCAAGGGCTAAGAAAAGCGTCAATACTTTATGAAGGGAGGTCCGTTGATGAGGTCCGTAAAGACTTCGAGGAATCTATAGACTTTTATCTTGAAAACTGTAAAGAAAGGGATATACAGCCTGAAAAGCCTTATAGTGGGAAGTTAAATCTACGTATGTCACCAGACTTGCACTCCCGTATAGCTGCTTTCGCTTCCAGCACTGGAACAACAATTAATGAATTTATCAATAAAGCTATATCTAAAGAACTTGAACACGAAATGGCCTTGTAAATACCGGACATAAAGAGAGGGTATGCGATACCCTCTCTTCTAAATAACTTACCGTAACTTGTATCAATGACTTTGCAGCCATTTATCCCGTTTTTCTCTGCACGCCTCTAAGGTTGGAGCACAACAAGAAAACAGTTCACCGCTTTCAGTACGATAGTCATATTGGTACATTCTCACTCTTTTTCTGCCTAACTTCATTGCGTAGGTAGTGTAATTTTCTTTACCTGGTTGGCATACGCTACAACCTTTTTCGTTTATTGAGTTCATAATCGTATATTAAAAGTCGCACATTATAGTATATTTAGTTTGCAGAAGCTTTAGTACTTTTTCTGTTACATGAATTATATTTTCATTATACCTTCTTACGTTTCTGCCATATCCTTTTATGTCGTTGTTTATCTTCTGACGAAGTACAGTATTTTTAGGCAAACTGATTTCATAGAAACTGCCATCAATTGAAGTTATCAACATATCAGCTCGCTTCTTTTGATAATCCAATTCAGTTTCTTTGTATTCACCTTTAGGGATGAAATTGGGATTAGGTACTAAGTAACCTTCTGCTACCACATTTCCATTTATATCACATACCTTCATAATCATGTGTATTAATTGTTAAGACCAATTGCGTTTCTCAAAAAGCAGCCAGCTTGCTCTACTGACATATTCAGTTTTTTCTGAATCAGAAGAAGCATACAACTTACTTGTTCTTTCGCATCCAAATTACCTTGTACAAACTCTGATATGATAAATTTTTCTATTATTCTTTCTTGGATAAATGTTGCTTTCATTGCTCTTGTCTTTTAATTGTTAGTAATATTGGTTTCTTTTAGTATTGTAAAGCTACTCATTATCAACGAATTAGCCAAATATTTACGCAGATAATTCACTCATAATCAAGAGTTTAACTTTTGCTTGTAAAACAGAAATGCACCGACTTTCACAAGCCAGTGCACATAAGAGCAATGAAAACACAAATTAGAAGTGTTTTCGGTTACAAAGGTACTAAAAGAAACACAACTACAAAAAGTCTTTAAGCAACTCTTCTTCACTAATAAAGCTGTAACCTCTAGGATAAAACGTATTCGCTAATGCATCCATCCAGTCAGGAGAACGTTTAATACGTTTTTTGACATCTTCCTTAGGTTCAATAATAATCTTCCCATTACTAAGGAATTTCCACTTGGTTTCAGTAGCTTCTTCCATCAACTGGTCGCACGGCGGCAAAGCTGCACCAAAACCATTTTTAGGATTGAGCCAATCACGTAAAGCCCAATACAGATATGCACGCATGTTGGCAAATTCGTACTCTCCGGTAATATCATGCAATCCATCTGCCCCTTCCGAGTATTTGCATGAAAAAGCATTTGTAAATTCTTCTTCCAACAAACGGGAATAGACACCTGCACCCTCCCCTATCGTATCAATAAACGCTTTTGCTCCTTTCTTCTTCAAATAAGGTATTGTCATACCAACCACATGCATATGGTCTGCACGTCCGGCAGATTGATGCACCTCAAACTGTGGTACATAGTTGCCATATCGGGGACAAAGCACGCTATTATCACGTCCCATACCGGCAACGTCAACTCCTAATTTACAAGATTTGGCTGGAGTAAAACCACTTGTCTGCAATTCTTGCCAATTCCTATTTGCAATCTCTATCCATTCGTAAGGTATAAGTACATCCTCGGAAACTTTAGGGAACATGCCTCTGACCTTTACACGGAAAAGGTCATTAGGACGGTACAGTTTTCCTTCCCACATAAAATCTCCCTCGCCTTCATTGAAATCCACTTTTTGTAACGGAGAACACCAGTTTAAAACCTTGTCCTTTACCCATTCATAATTCACCTGTCCAGGAATAATATCTTTTCTTGATACAACATTTTCTGCATTTAGAGAATCAAGACGAAACTTTGCAAAACGTTCCGACTTCATCGCACGTGCAGCATAACCAGTAGTAACATTCGGGTTAAACACAATAAGAAAGCGAGAATTACCTTGTAAGTTTCCTTCAATGGCATTATATGTCGCTTCTGATATACCGGAAGCTTCAGTAACAACAAACATTGTGTTCACTGCATGGAAACCAGACCATGCTTCTGTATTGTCGTCACCAGCTTTAAACCCTGTTAGGAACCATTCTTCATAATCAGTCTTTATACCGGAAGACAACAATCTGCCCGGAAGAAAGCCCGCATTTCTGTATAAGCGCGATATTTCCGGAATCATGATATTCTGCACTTGACGGGCCGTCGGTGCCGTCATGGCTATTTTTGTATTTTTTGTCAACTTTCCATCTTTCCAACGAGGGGTAAGATACATGAAGCACAAAGATGCACAAGCGGCCACAAAGTCCTTGCCACGGGCTGTACCTGATGCAACAGCTGTCATCGGATTATATTGAACAGAAGAAATTATATCCTGCTGTTCTCTATCCAAACGTGCCTTAAGGGCATCACGGACGAACCTATTCCAGTCCTCAGTCCATGATTTGATTTTCCGCAAAGCTTTTCCATCTGATATTGTCATTCTTCGTCGTCCGGCAATTCCTGCATCAATTTCTCAAACGGATTCACATTCACATCCTGCTCCACCTTTTCAATATAACCTCTATGTTTCATTTTGGTCTTGCTCAGCCAAATAAGCATAGTATTATCTTGCTCCGTCAAGGCTTTGGCGAACATCGTAGTTTCCAATTTATCGTAAAAACTTTCCTCAACCTCCTTCCATTTCTCTGCAAAATCCGGGTCGTTTGCTTTCCACTTATAAGCAAGAGTTCTGGATATATTCGCAGCTTCACATGCAGATGTTACATTAAGCATTCTTGTGTCCAACGCTTTAAGAAACAACTGTTTTTTCTGTCTAGTATTAAGCCTATACTTCTGTGCCATCTTTATTGCCCTCCAATACATTGTTTACGATTTCCAACATCTTACAAATACTCAAAGCCTGAGATTTAATTTTATACTTTGTCTGAACTTTGGCCGACACCTCATTCAATCGGTGCATTGTATCCATATCCACCAAAGTTAGATTACCAAGTTCTTTTTCCGAATAGCAATCCAACGTTTCCATCAACTTATCAAATGTAGTTTTCTGCGTATCAACAAACATGAGAGTTACCGGAACGATTTCGTTATTCGGCATTTCAACCGTATAGTTGATGTCCTTCACGCTTTCCAGAACTTCATTGCTGATATGCGCATATTCTTTTAGAGCGACATCCGTTATCTCGTCCAATAGCTGTTTCAATACTTCCGCATCGTCCTGCCCAACTATACTGTTATGTGACAATTGTGTTGCCAGCAACCAATCGTTTGTAGTATCTTCTTCATCTATGTACATAACATGGATGGATGTAAGACCGGCCATCTTTGCCGCTTGTGTTCGGTGATTACCACTTACTACCGTATAAGAACCATCCGAATGCTTTACACAAAACGGTACAGACGATAATTGACCGTCCCTACGAATGTTATTCACTAAGGCATTAAACGTGTCCTGCTGCATAAAATGAGCATTTTTCTTGACCAGCTTAATGTCAGATAATTGCACTTCCGCTATCTTGAATTTTCCCATTTATTATCCCTTTCTCGGCTCATCACCGTATTTTTTCACAAAAGCTTTTAAAATATCGTCCAATTTTCCACGAATACCTGCATCTTGTATGTAATGGAGTTTACCAACACAGCGTTCATGCAGTTTGAACACTCCCCGATACTTCATACTTACCGGTTTGTCGGTAAATACAGAAGTGGCAATCACTCCACATTCATGTTTATATCTTATATCCAATTCATATTTGAACTCTGACGAAAGTACACCCATTATTAGCAATCTACTCAATTTTGGTAATGGATGGTCTATCACAAAATCCGACTTCATCCAAACTGCATCCATGCCGTATTTACTTACCTTCAAGAAATCAAACATACAAGCTCCGAACACATAATCATCCAAAAACCATAAATAACAGAACGGTGCAGAACCTAGAATAATACCCTTTTTCAAGTAAATCATACGCAGATAATCAATCTCTGCCATAGAAGCACGTACAAACCGGAGCTCGCTTTTATCTGTAAGCATATAATCATCCGGCAACCGTTTATATTTTAGAGGGATGATAGTCCGCTTACTAAAACTGCTGTCTCCACTTTCTACCACATTAGACCAAATATATGTGCGTTGGTCTTTGAATACCTCTCTTCTACCCATAAATCCATGCTGTGAGAGAGCCATGTAATTAACTTGTTCTTCATCTATTTCTGCATATTTCGTTTTAGTTCGTTCTTGCCATCCGAAATCATCCAGCAAGAAACGCTGTAATGCGTTGCTTGTGGCTTTCATGCCGGAATGAAATTCATTCTGATAGATTAGTATATCATTCTCTTTGCAATTAAGAATAGCATCTGATATATCAGCACAATAGGATACTTCAATAGACTTGCTTTTAAGGCTATCCACAAGTTTTTGATAACGTTCCGCATACTTCTTATGATAATACTCCAACTTAGACATGAAATCGTCATAAAGAGACTTATGGTAAATATCCTGAGAATTTTTGTGCTTCTTAATCGCGTTGAAAAGATGGATGGTAGCTATGATTTCAGCCGGGCTTTCAGATTTGATGTTCAGAAAATCATATTCATCATTAAAGTGCAGTTCTTTTATCTCACCCCTGATTGCCTTGTACATCATGTAGATAAAATACTCTTTGGTGTAAACTTTAATTTCCCTATTGGTAAGGACTTGCTCTATATCCATATAATATGAGTTTACCACATGAGCAACATCAAACTTGGCCGCTTCTTTCTTGATGAAGGAAAGCATTCGGTTTGACTTCTTGAACATGGAACCTACTATAGTGACATTATCCGAGTGCTCTGCCGCCCAAAGTAGCGGTTTATGCCTTTGGGGAACTTTAGAATAGTCAATATGAAACACCTCAAGACACCTATCAACTGTAGTAAGTTGCTTATACTCTTCCATATCTTCATGTAAGTAGGCATACTCTACAAATGAATACATGAACTTGATTGTTTCCAGCACCTTGTCGAAGTTCCAAGAGCTATTGAAGATGCGAAACTCTGCCGTTCCAATCTTCTCAATGGAACATAAATTAAGCCAATACCGGATATGCCCTCTGTCTGAACCATTGTTAAAGACCTTCAGCAAGTTATCGATATTATCGGCTTCCAGTACACGCTTTACCACATCCCAAGGTGGGCTAGGCACAAGGTATTTCGTTTCCCACCATTCCGCGATGTCAAATATCCGCTTGATAGGATATGCAGTATAATAAGAGAGGACAAACATACGCTTAATAACATCCAAATCCATATCCCTAATGTACAGATGTGCATCAAAGCCTTCATTCCACATAAGATAGCTCCCTGCATCTTTCATGGTCTGAATGAAGTCCTTCAATTCCTGCAAATCTTCCATACAATAATGATATGGTCGAGTGTTTATCTCACCGCCAAACTGACCGTGATGTGTAACAGCCGAACCATCCGAATTATTCATCATGGTCAACTTGTTGTCCGTCCACTTGTAACCGGATGGAAGTGGGATACGCTGTTTTTCACCATCGGCAAACTCCAATTCCATGCCAAATGTACGATTGGCAATATAGTCAATCCAAGGTTTATCTATATTCATGTTCTGCATATCTCAACTTGACTAATGATTTATAATTGGGAACAAACGTAACAACATCACCAATGCAATAATCTGAAGCTCTGCCACAACACTTCATCATAGTGTATTCGCTGGAGCAATCCGAATAGACCAATTCCCTATTTGCACATGAGCAATCCTGCATATCAGCCATAGAATAGCCGCAATCAAGAAGTATTTGGTTGCGGTCCGGAAAAACCCCTATAACTTTAGTACTTAATTCAATGCCATTCCTCCCTAATTTGTATTCATCTTCATTATACGGAATTGTGCCAAACAACATATACTCTCCTATACGTACATCGCTAATGAAATCCGGAAGTCTTTCGTTTTGTCCCAGCCAAAAGCTACCACCCAAACTAATTGATTCTGTACTTGTTTTCAGTGTATTCCATATATCATACAATCGTCGTAGTGACGGTCTATTTTCATTCAAGCAACCAGAAGTAATCATTCCATAGGCATGAGAATTGTCATCACATGCACGAACCATTCTGGCTATCTGTTTTGCTTCATATAGGCTTACACCTTCCCTATTATCAAAACCATCGATAGGGATGTAGATATTATTAATACATCTATTCACAACACAATCCATTGCATCATACGTAGTAACGGCAACTGCCCCATTCTGGTGTCTGGCTGCCTTACCGATAGAATAGCATATACTGTCTTTTAAATGGAGACCAAAAATCTTATTGTTTATTTTATCCGCGATATGTCCATAAATATCCTCGTAGAAATCTTTGAACATTAACGAAATAGGAGCATTAACAAGTGTTTGCGCCTTTTCGATATTCTCAATTATATTCTTGGTATAAACTATAACTTTCATAGCTCCCACTTTAAAATTAAACGTTCAATCCCTTTGTACTTAGTGTCTCGCTTAAATTGAAATCCAGCATTAGTAAAACTCCTGATGCTTGCTTCATTCTTTGGAGAAGTCATAGCAAATATTTCATGTGCGCCATTAGCAACTAACCTCGCTATATTCGCATTAATAAGTACATATTGAAATCCGTTTCCCCTATAATCAGTATGAACAAAGCATTTATCTATGTAGGCAGTACCATATTCAGTGAAGTATGCAAGCGAATAAGCGACCAGCTTGTCATTTACCAGTAATCCGAAACTACAATCAGATTGCAAGCACCTTACTATATCTTCCGGTTCCGATGCAAAGCACATATCCGGACTGGAAATAAGAGCTTGCTCCATTTTTTCAATATCGGATATATCATACATGGACAAAGATTTGACCTGCATTTTATATTCTATACTTCCTTTATGCGTTGGGAATAATGGTTCGTAACGGTCAATCCATGCTTTAGAAAGGAATACATCTATATCAACTTTAGGCGACAACACTTTTTTATAATTGTCGAAAATATCTAATACAAATTCCTTATGCTTTGTAAGTTGTTCATTCTTCAACGGACATTTACCACTACGAAAAACAAAGCCTTTCTTTACCGACTTTACCCACAAAGGATAAGTTCTACACATAATAGGCTTGTAACCATTATCACATGATTTGCAGTCTCTAGCGATACATTTTACCTTTTTACCGCCAAAGTAATCATCATCTATAATATGTAAATGGGAAATTTCTTTTTCATACCCGTCAAGTTCATGGGGGAGAATTACAATATGTCCGTCCGACCCGAACGAACAACACTTCCAACCGCAGCCGGAGTTTTCACATGCTCTTATTAGTCCTTTATCGTCCATATATTGAGGTTGTATATAACTTCATATACATTTTGCGTTAAATGCCTGCCGAGCATATTCCCGACAGGCTTAACACAAAATTCAATCATTCTGCAAGCTACTTGCAAGAACACTTATGCAATTCTTCGGCTTCTTTCAGTCGTGTCAGATGGAAATTCCCATCACCCCGTAAATTACACAAGCTTTTATGTTCTTGCTTTTGCTTATCGCTACTATAAGGGTTGAGGTGGTAACAGGACTCGAACCTGCAATGATAGGTTTAGCGACTGAGCTGTTGTTAGCTTCTTCAGCGTCCTATTCAGTACTATCTACCGCAATGTAGTGTCTACCATTTCCACCATACCACCAAATTTGCTTGTCTTTCCAAGCTGTCAGATTGTTCGCAGTACCAACTAAATGCAAGGAATCGAACCTTGTCGCCTACTTAACACAACCTCAATCAACGAGCCGAGTTTAACAGCATTCGAGCGGAAACAAGGAATCGAACCCCACTCTTTGGCTGGAATGCCAACACTCTACCGATGAGCTATTTCCGCAGATGCTTGTCTGTTCCAAGCTGCCAACATTATGAACCGCCATGTTGTCACCGTCAACTGCCACATGATTTTGTGGGAATCCACCTTGATAGATACTCTCTGGGACTTATTTCGGATTTACCCTTCCCCTTTCTATCTGCTACTCTATCGGCTTTCCTATCTTCAGACAGACCCGACACCCGTCTTCAATTCGGATAGAGTGGTGCGTTCATTGATACAAGACTGTGGGAACTCAAGGATTCGAACCTTGTTCTTCGGATTTTCAGTCCGACGCATAGACCAACTTTGCTAAATTCCCTTTTACCTATGCTGTCAAACCACTGCTTGCTTGGCAAATTTGACAGCATCCCTTCAAACGCTATTGAAAAGTGGATAATATTTTGCTTAGCCTATCACAAATTTCATTAAACCTAAGCTCTTTGCACAAATCCATAAAGAACTCTTTACATGCAACACCAAGATTTAATGCAGCTTCTTGTAAAGTCATAATATTAAAACAAACTAGCTTGTTCGTACTTAGGTTCTTTATTCTCAACTACTCCAAACTCTGTTATTTCAATACCAGTTTTTTCAGTAAGCCACTTAGCCAAAATATGACGATGGCAAAAATCACCTGGTTTTTCGTAACAGCAGAGAGCTACATCTTGACCGTTACTAAATCGTTGGATGGTTTGAATCAATTCCTTCGGATTGACTTTTGAAAGGACATCGTTTAGATACATGTTCGTGTATTCTTCATAAGTCCATTTATCATCCAACATATATCTTCTTGGCGCCACCTCTATTATTTGAGGAGCATTGTAATATTTTGGTTTACCCAAGGCAACACATATCATTTTGATGTTAGATGCTTCTAGCTTTCTATGATTTCCGAAATAACTTGTGTAAATTTTCATTGCTCTTTTTTTTATTTTTATGGTGTAAAGATACAAAATATGACATAAAAAGCGCCACTTTTAGTCATAAATTTATCTAATTTGATGATTTTATTGTCTCAGCCTTGTAACATTTCATCATGTGGTCTGTTTCACGTCCCATATTGAAGGTATTACCGAGATAGTATTTATGGGCTTCTTGCTCTGATAGGTTGATAGGAGTAACGAACCAGTCTTTATTACCTTGTTCGTCTTTCAAATACACTTTTACTATTGTTATCATCGCTCTATATTTTATCCGTTATACGCTGCTGTTATTTCTTCTGCATGAAGTTCTTTTCTCAACTCACCGTTCTTGTATATTCTTACAGATACGATTCTAACCGTATCGGACAGGAAACGTCCACAGTCTTTTGTTACCTTTTGCTCCAACTTCAAAGCTTTCGCTAGATTTTTGGTACGCTTTCTTATGGTGCTCTTGAATCCAAAAACGAAATCTTCGGTGTCAATTTCGAACTGGTAGGTGTCAGAGTGTAGTATCTGATTAAGTTCAGTTGTCATTTGTTCTATCTTACTCATTGCTTTTTTGTTATTATTAGAAAAACAAATTAATTATTTCTTTTTTTGTATGGTAATTAAGCCAGTTATTTGCATTCTCTGTTGCTTTCTCGACACTTCTAAACTTTAATCCAGATGATGCAATATACAAGCAAATCGTACGTTTGTGCATTTTCAACACTTGTTCCTTTTTCGGCTTAGTTATCGTTACTTGATTAGTACGTTTATTAAACTTACAAAACCGATTATTTAAAGTTTCTTCTTTTGTAATAGCCTTCATTGCTCTTATTGATTAATTTGTTACTTTTGATATGTAAAGATACGAATAATATATTGATTACCAACAAGTTAAGGCAGAAATATGCGTAACTTAAACTTTGTTTAACTTTTTGCATTTCAGCAACTTACAGTCAAGCATTTGGGCAAAAATGCCAGTTGCAAACACCGTTTCACGACCTTTATCATCCTTGCAGCAAATATACACGTCCGCATCCTCACAAGACATGTAGAACTCATACAGATTGTCGTATGGGTGGATGACATCACGAAACATTTGCGATGCCGTTTTAGATTTATGATAACCTCCCCTGGCCATATTTCTCAAATAACAATGATTTACTTTTCTCAATCTCTTTGTCGGTATCAATTCCAAGTTGACGATAGAACGAGGAATTTCCGGAAAGACTTTCACTTGCTATTTTCAAAGTTCTTTGCTCTTCTTTGGTAAACCCCATGCGGAAAGTGGAGAAAATAGCCAGTGCGGCTTTAAAATCACCGCACTGGAGTAGTGAAATTGCTTTATTGGTTTTGGTCTCCATTACACACTTCAAATGAATAAAAATCCTCATCGCATTCATAACACTGCCAAACATATTCAGGATTGTCACTTGGAACAAGCCTTTTGCCACATTTGGGGCAAACAGGAAGCAAGTCTTTGATGAATCCTACTTCGATGCCAATCTGCTCTCCGCTGAATGTGGCACGTTGCACTTGTAAATCGGTTTCAACCATTGTTTCGCTGTCATCATTGTGGAGTATATACAATTCGGCTGTCTTTGATTTCCACATTTCCATTGCGTCGTCACTTGGTACAACAAGCCATATAAAACCATCTTTAGTTACTTTCGTTTTCATGCTGTATAATTTATGATTTGACTACTAAAACTACATATAATATCATCGTATTCATTGACTGACACCGATTCATCTATCTCTTCAAAGTCCTTATGCAATTCCTCAGAAAGATTAGTTATAATATCAACATAAATTTCCTTTGCTTTATCACGAACAGCTTCATCGTAGTCATCTTCGTTCATCCATTCTTTTTGGTAAACGAAACATGGTTTGAAGCGTTTTTTGAGTTCGTCTATCAAATGAAAATTCAAGAGTATTTCAACCTCTGCTTTTTCAATGGAGGATTGGAAACTTATTCCGTCATACTCAATGCCGTGTTTGCGTTGGTAGCTACTTAGTCCATCATGTCCATACTCTATTGCGTTGAATATATCTCCTATTTGGTAATCCTTGTCTCCTCTTATCTTTACGGTATTGATGTACTTTGAACCTTGCACATCGAAATACTCAACAATCCAGCCCGAATTACCTATAAGTCTATTTTCTAATATCAACTGTACCATATTCAAAAATTTTCATTGATTTTCTTTTCGGTTTGTTTAACGAATCGTTCAATCATATCCTCCAGCTCTTTTCTCAAATCATTCTTATCAAGATACGAGCAGAAAACTTTTGCATTATCTAATGATTGCAGGATATTCCTTACGGCATATTCCTGTTTGTCAGTAAGACTTAATAGTGATATATTCATAGTTCGTCTCCCCATAACTTTAATGCAAGTTCATAATTCTTCTGTGCCTCATTTACGGCTTTCTTGGCATAAGTGAGAGTGTACGCATGTTCACGTGGGTATTTGCCAGACTTTACGCCCTCATGGTATTCTTTAGCTTGTTCCAGTTTATGTTCGTAGAAGTAGATACTTTCAGGCATTGAAAGATTGATAGTTTCAGCGCGTTTTTCCCAATACTTGGCTACTCTTTCATGTTCGGCAGCTTTGTCGCTAAACTCAACACTTTTGCCCATATTGTTCCAAGCGTCATCTATTGCCTTTCTATGCCTTCTTTCACTATGATGTCCGACTTTAATAGGTTCTCCCAATGATAGGAAGTCTCTATCTTTATTCGATTTCTCGTAATACTTATAACTCTTTTGTTCTGCCGAAGCCGCCCACTCCCTGCGTCTTTCCGCTCTTTGCTTCGCCCACTCTTGAACATTAAAGCCGTCAGCCCTTACTATAGAGTAATAGTAAAAACCGTCTTTCTCGAAAATCAGATTGAAAACTATGCAAGCATTTTCTTTACCATACTTGGTGGTAACATCAATTGTTTCACCTTTTTCATGCTTTTCATCGCACTTTGCCAGAAATACGTTTGGCGCAAATTTGTAATATGTGTTCATTGCTCTTATGTGTTATGCAGGGCTTTCGCCCTGCTGATTAAACTTATGCTAATTCAATTGCTCTTGCAGGTACGTCAATCATAGTCCATATTTTACCTTCTTTTAAATAATCTACTGAATACTCAGTTTCAAAAGTGCAAACATTCATATCAACACTTGAAATAGTACCTTTTACCTTACCACTTTTAGTGGTTACAACTACCGATTGACCTTTATTGTATTTTGCTGTATTCATAATCATACATCTTTTAATTGTTAGTAATATTGGTTTCTTTTAGTATTGTAAAGATACTCATTATCAACGAATTAGCCAAATATTTACGCAGATAATTCGCTCATAATCAAGAGTTTAACTTTTGCTTACTTTGTGATAAATACCTACAATTATACAACGACAATCTATTTTTCCATACCAACCTTTTTCATCCATTTTCGGCGGTATCCCTTATTACATTTTTCTGCCGGCACGTAAATCACCGTGCTTCTGTCTATACGTAATGGATGTAGCCTTCTTTCCACTTCCTTGTGCTGCTCGACAAGACTTTCAGCGTCCCCGTTGGCCGTTGTGTCAATCTTCTTGTATTTGTCATCAATAGGGGCATGGAGCTTTTTCAGTCTGTCTACTTTTCTCATGATTTCAATATATTATTCCAATCTTGTGATACCATTTGTCCGCGTGGCTGAACCATCCAATCATGAACGGTTTGCCGAAGAGGGTTACTTTGTATAGTTTACTCATAATTCTATATGTAAATGATAAGTATTAATAATGGCAAACAAATAAATAGCCACAGTGATGATACTATCTATACACACAGCCCAACTGCCGAGGCGTTGAAATCTCGACAAAGACAAAGCCATTACCGCCAGGAATAAAACCCACTGGCTTGTCATTAGTCCAGCCATTAATGTTATCCATCCGAAAATATCCAAAATACTCATTAGAAGAAGCATAGGGTGCTCTTTTAAATATGCCTTTACATCTTCCTTGGGAAGATGTCTATATTCGCATGTGCGGGAATATACTTTCTTACAGTTTAAGGCTTTCATAATTTCATATAAAGCCAAAAATCCTACAAATAAAAAGAATAGATGTTTCATTACTTACCTTATTTTAATTGCTTGATACTCATGAATAATTCGGCTTTTGTTCCGGATTCTGGCTATGCCTGCTAAAACGTCCCTGCCAGCATTCATGAGGAACACGTTGCATGAAGGTATGGCGCATACCCAAATCCTCCCATTCCTCGCAATACTTCTCCAATATAGCCGACATCTCGTCAAGCATACGGACATAGGCTTTATTGGCTTCAAGGCCACGCTCTATAATCGGAATTGCCTTCTTCCACTCTTCATCCGTAAGCAGATTGAGGGACAAGGAAACACGGACAGCGGCTATAATTTCATCTGTAGTCCAAAAGTCGTTACCGTCCTTGACGAAATGATTTATTACTTCGTAGTCAAAGTCTTTTTTCAGCCTGCTCTTGAATGCCGTAATATTATGCTCTCTGAAGCCATAACTGTATGTTGTGTAAATAAGCCTTCGTTCGTAATATTCTGTTTCCGGATAGTCTTCAAGCCTTTTCCCTAATAATATTATCTCCATTGTCATTCCTTATAATTAAATCAGGGTTATCAAACACATTACCAACCACCTCTAATCCACATATAAGCATGTTGCTAAACCAGGAGAATGGGGATTGATTCCCATCTACATAGCAAGCCATAAATGCCATTGATTCATTGCTCCATTTCACTACTATGTTGAAAGCTCCATCTTTTGCATATACTCTTACAATGTCGTATTCATAGATTTCTTTCACGTTCTTATCACAAAAGCCGGTGAACTGCCCCAACGTCTCTACCTGTATGGGTATATCATTGGCTCCGTCTGTTATCACGTCCAAAAGATTGCCGCTCCATAATTCTTTCGTATAATAACCATACACCCATTCTCCTTTGAAAAAATCGTCATTGATGGCCTTTGCTCTGAATTTTATTTCACGTTCATTATTAATGTCTTTTCCCATTATTGTTATTCTTTAATTTGTTATACTCATCCTCAATACATTTATTGATTTTAGCGGCTTCCTCGTACCGTTCCTCTTCAATCAACTTACTTTTCAGCCATTGAAGCTGATTCATATAAATAACATCATCACGGTCTGAAACCCTACGGGTATATTCCCTTATCTCATTCAGCTTGTCCTCCATGCGCCTATGCCATCTGCTTACCATGATTAGGACAAATCCTAATGCAACGGCATTGAATAAAGTGATGGAGACTTTAATTATCAGTTCCACGGTTTCCATAATAAATTTTAATCAATCAGTTCAAATTCGTAAACGAAGACATAAGGATTGCTCTTAAACGTACCCTTGCCAGAAACGCAATCTATTAAGGATGCAAAAGCTTCTAATGGATTACTATATTCCTTGTATTGCCCATAAGGACAATTGGAACGCGTAACTCCATGATGCCAATAATATCTTCCCCATTCACCGTCAGCGGACTTATGAATAGTTTTTATTATTCCTTCTTTCAAGCAGTCTTCGTTAGAGATTTCTTGAAGCCTTTGGATTTTGATGTTGGTAATACGGATGTGATGGGGCATGAGGTCAGCGCGGACAAACATCTTATTTTTCCAACCGGGTGCGAATTTGGTTTTAGTATAAAATCCTATTCCGTCTTTATCATTAAGTGCGATTTCGGGATTCATCCCTAAACTTTCATAACTTTGCGCAATGGCAACAACTTCACCGACTTTGTATTTTGGAATATTCCAACCCGTAAAGTCTCCTTTGTCGTTTTTCCAACCAAAAGCATAATTTAATGGAGATACTATGTTCCCGTCATTATCGTAATCATTTGGTTCAAAAACGGGGAATACAATATCATAAGTTTCATTTGGTCTGTCATACTTGCAGACCCTTCTCGTCATAGTCTTCCGACCTTTCAACACAGCTTGGGTTAAGCCGTATTTATCATTTAACATTATTTTCTTAGCCATATCATATAAGTTTTAACGCTTCCTTAATTCCGGCCTCCAATGCTTCTTCGTAGGTATCCCACAGACCGCCATCATTAGGACCCCTGGAATCATCATCTTCCTGCCACGTTCCGTTATCGGCTTTCACTATAGCATAGCCATACCCTACGGCACTTCGGTATATTTCGATATGCAGGTTCTTGGTTTCACGCAGCCACTTTTGGGCAACATACAATGTCGGACATAAAAATTCAACTAATTCGCCATCTATTTCCGTACAACATGATATGTATTGCGGATGGTTCCATCTTCTAATAATTTTATCGCAACTTATCGTGCGTTCACACTCCCAAACGAAACCTTTCTCTTTCAGCAGCTTCGCTGTCTCTAATGTTACAAGTTCTTCGGTCATGATTATTTCTCCTCTTTTCTTGTTTTGATTTATAACTCTTTAAAATCCTGCTCCAGTCGGCATTTTTTCACATAAAGTCCATCTATAATGTACTGGGTACAATACTTGGGAAGAGTGATAACCGCAATGTCACCGGATGTCTTGACGGCATCGCGATACACACAGCATTCCCTGCTGCTTTTTAGAATTGACTCAAGAAGAGAATTACACTTTTCAATCTCTTCCTTAAGGATTTTAGCCCTTTCAAACGATTCATTTTTCATAAAAAATAATAATGAGACGTACACAGAGGAGGGAAATTAATGGCTGCCGCACAACCATTAATCTCTTGCCAGAAATGCTCCTCCTCTATTTTTACCCATGAGGACCATAACAAACCGTTCATATCCCTGCGTACATAGAAAGGCGGCCCGTAAGGGTCACATACAGCCAATATCTGCACATGGCTGTTTTCATTGTAGGACACAACTTTCATCTTGGATGAATCGAACAAATCCCCCTCTATTTTCTTTCCCGGACTGATGTTGAACGAGTAACTGAAGTCCTTATGTACATTCAAGGTCTTCCACGGGTATTCCGGGAAATCTATTATTCTCAAGTCCATTCTCACTCCTCTGTTTTAAGTTCAATCCTTTCTGCCCGTCCCCACCAGGAGCGCTTGTTGTGCTCTTTAATCAAGTTTTCCAGCAGGTAGCGCTTGTATCCTTCATCAGAAGCTTTTATGCGTTCTGTGCGGACCTCTTCTTGTAGGGACTTTACTTCTTCGGCAAGCTTCTTGACATAATCATCTTTCAAGGGATATATAGTTCTTTCTGTTTTAAAAACACCGTAACTCCCTCGTACCTCATTAAATTCGGCAAGTGTATTCCCTTCACCCAACGCTACGACAAGCTTGGTAAGGCTTTCCGCGCTTATCTCATAGCGCTCTTTTATCTCAAAGGAATCAGGCAATTTCCCGTTCCTGATTTCTATTCCGTCCACGTTGAATATAAGGTCCTTACCGTCAAAGACCACCTCTTTCTTTTTCTGTTACATGATACTAATCTTTATTTATAACGTCATTGATGTTCCACTCTATTTGAGGTACTTGAATCTTTTGGGAGAATAGTTCAATCAGTTCGTTTACGGTAGCCACATGACAATAGCATGAGCACCTATGAAAATATCCCATTGTGAAATCGCCTTTTTGATAATGAGGTGGGAAATCTTGATCGAATACCCAATATTGATTTACACTCGTGTCATCTCTCAATGAAGCGATAGCCAAGAAAAGCTCTTCATTGGTTCCGCAATTAATACTTCCATGTTTTTTCAAAGGATGCCCATTCCTTATCACATGGTTCTCTTGGGAGAGTAAAAAGAACCTTCCATTGTGACACATTATAAAATCATACTTGTTGTCATCATCATCTGCATAATATTCAGGCTTACCATGTGAATAGCCCAAATATTCCAGTTTCTTCCGAAGCTCCGGTGTGTTTTTGCGTATAAAGCACGGTGTTATAAATCCCATAGTTATTCTCCTTTCAGTCTTTTAAAAAATTTCATCGGCGACACTAAGGAGCCTGACGAAATGTCTTTGAAAATTTCACTATCATCATTCATTCCTAATGCAAGACAATACTCCTGAGGATTGACTTTTGCCAATTCACGGAGCTTCTTTTCCCTATCTACACCAGCATAAAGAATCCCGGTATATTCCAAAGTAATAGAGCCGTGCATGTCTTTCAAATCTGATAGCTTTAATATTTCTCCTCTTGACATTATTCACCCTCCTTCCTTTCCAACATATCCGTTTTCAATGCACCAGCACAGCATCTCGTAGGCTGCGTTAATCAATAAATCATCAGTAAAATGTTTGAGGCAATCATCTATATCTTCAACATTTCGGTATGCTATGGTATCTCTTTCAATCATCCACGCAAATAATATTTGTTTGGACGGAAATGGATTCAAATAATGTGGCAGCTTGTCTAGAATGTCCTGCAAGGTGTAAGTTTCATGATAATAGTCGTAATACGTATCGGCATCCAAAGAGGTTACAACCTTTTTGCTTTCATCCGATTCTCTCCATTCGACACACATACTTGCATCACTCGTATCTAATCCAAGCTCCTGCAAGTGCTTCATCTGCTCAATTGATAATACTTGTTTTGATTTCATAATTCCTCCTTATCTATCTTTACTCCATTTCGATATATTTCTCCAACGCTTTTAGGTTCTTCACGGGAAAGTGTAACCGTTACTTTGCCACGATTGACGAAATACCTACAATCAATAAGCCTGCAAATCCATTCATCACAACGATTCTCTAATTCATTACATTCTCTACAAAGAGAACATATCTTGCATTCATGGTCATTTGGATAATTCGCAGCTTCATGCAGCACCCCGTCTATTATTATTCCGTTATTTACTTCCATAATCAAATACAATATCTAATAATTTTATTTTTCTTGCAAAACCTTATCGAATACCTCACTGCCTTCCGTATGTCTTCATACTCCTTTATACTGTACACATTGTATGTACGGAGCTTTTTCATAATCTCCTCTTCCATGAAAGGAAGAACCTCTTTCTCAAATCTACTCATTTCTTATGTGTTTACCAATCTCCTCCATCATTTAATATGCCGTCAATAATAGTTACACTATTTTCAATGTTGCTACCTCCATATTGTGTAAATTCCGGTATAGGATTATCTTCTGTATCTCCGTGCATCATTACATGTAGCGTTCCGCTTGCACTGTAAAGCCATAACCGTTTTCCATCCTTTTCCCATTTCTTTGCAAGACGTTTCAAGCTGTCAATAAGCTTGCATTCTTCCGGTGTGCATTCTATTCCGGCTTCTGTTTGATATTTACTCATAACGCTTAAACCTCCACTTGTGTATAATTACTAAAATTACAATAAAGATATTTGCTTGAAAACCATCCTAATTTATGTTTATCATTAACATATTTACAATAGGTTTCCCATTTGTCCTTATGTACAATTTCATACATTACTCCTTTGTACATAAACACATCTCCTTCTTGTAAATTTGAAATCTTAATTGTTTTCATATTAACCCAATCCTCTTTAATCTTTTTCTAAAATTCTTTTCATTCAAAGCTTGTTCGTAATAGCAATTCGGCTCAATAACTGTTTTAGTTTTCATTATAGGTTTCCCGTTTAATCCAATCGAAACTTCGTTGGTAATAGAAGCTCTCTTTATCTCTTTCGTTTTCAGATTAAACGAAAACAGAGTATGACCTGGAATCTTTCTCTTCTTATCCATCAATTTATATTCACGATGTTTCTTTTGAACATATTCTACCTGGTTTTTAGATAGACCACCCTTTGTTAAATCCAGAACTATTTCCATATCAATCACCGTTTAAAACATCCAACAACTCTTTCGCTCTTTTATAGGTATCAAAGCCCTTTACATTCACCCATTCGGATGAAATACGTTTGTCTTTTCTGACTTGTACCCAATATATTATTATGGGGAAACAGCCGCTAAATCCTGTTCCTCTTATAATCCTATATCTTTCCATTCTAATCTCCTTTCTCCTTAATCCGTTCCAGTACATCCTTGTTTGCTTCGAGTATCTCATCGAATGAGGGGATAGGTTTCCAATGAGTAACATATCCAGTCTTGATGTAGGGATATATCCATTTATTCACTTCTCGCATTGCCATTTCATCAATACTACCATCAACATATTTCACTTGACACATGCCTTTTGCTAGTTCGTTAGGTATTGCATCCTCTACGCTTATCCACGGTGATTGCTTTGACTGCCATTTAGCACTGGAAATATCCTTTTGCCATTCCGCACCGGCAATGAACCCTTGATAATATGCTGGGAATGCACTTCCGCTGCTTCTACTTTCTGCGAAAGAATGAGCAGCTTCTTCCAATGTCTGTTTCATATCAATGACTTTTAATTTTCTTGTATTTACCACACTTCTTGCAGAAGTAGTGACGTACGGTGTACCAACTGCTATCGCCCCAATCATCAACAACTTCTACTTTCCTTTCAAATAAGAATTCCCACTCATGGCAGCAGAACCATTTCTTTATT